TATTAGAGATAATGGCATAGCTTTATCTGCAATTAATGTTAGTGTTGGTTATTATAATCCCCATAGTTTCAATGAGTATATTATAGTTGAAGATTTATTACAAGCTACAGAGTTTATTAAAGACTGTATAAGTTGTCTTGGTTATAATATATATCCGTTTGAAGTTACCCATTACTATCAATCTCATGGTAATTATGATTATTATGATGATTACTATTATAGTAGATATGGTGACTTTGATGATTATCTTGATAAAACTTCTTCTACTTGTAACTGTACAAAAGAATTAACAGAATTAAATTGTGATAAACATAATAGAATAATTATGAGATTTTCTGGACATATTTGTAAATGTGGAGAAGAATTAGAAGAGAGGGAATATAGTTTAAATTGTCCATATTGTTCAAAAATATATGTATTATGATATTTGGAGAAACTTTAAAAAAATTATTAGTAAATAGTCATAATGAAGTAGCTGAAAAGTTATTAAAATTAAAGACTGATGAGGCTGATTGGATTTCTGATATAGATTATATTGATATTGCTATTGATAATCCAACAAAGATAAGCTTTGTAACAAAAGATAGATATAGTAGAATTATTAACATGTCTCATAGGCAAGAGTTTAAGGATCTTAATAAACCCCTTTCTTTAAATAAAGAAACTTATGACAGAGCTAAGGAAAGTTGGCATGGAAGAAATTGCCAAGAAATGAGAGATAATAAGTTTTTTGTGAGAAAAGATAGTATATGTTACAATTTTAACAATACTATTTTATCTTTTAGCTTCATAGAACCCTCCTGGGTAATACGTCCAGAGTATGTTAAAGCTTTTGAGTCTAAAGTACACAATATTCCAAACAAAGACAATATATGGAATAAAGAGTATAGACAAAAATATGCTTATATGACTTCTCCTGGGAAATTTATACTAAAATTGAATTTAGATTTATCTGGTAAAGAGGTAGAGGAATTTAATAGGTTATTTTTTCAAGAAGATATTGTACTAAGAGTTGAGGGCTTGCACTTTGAACTTATAAGAGGGAAAGCTATTCAAAAAGCATATCACTATTCAAGTTATTATACAGAACCTGATAAGGATATGGGAGGTACTTTAAATGGTTCCTGTATGAAACATGATAATTGTCAAAAAATTGTTAAGTTTTATACTAAATATCCTGATGAAATAAATCTTCTTGTATTAAAAACAGAAGATGATAAAATTAGAGGAAGGGCTGTAGTTTGGAAATGTCTTAATAATGATACAGAAATTACTTTTATGGATAGGATTTATACAGATAACTGTAATTTTGAAGAATTCTTTAAAAGTTTTGCAAAAAGAGAAGGTTGGTGGTATAAAGCTTATCAATCTTATTCTGAACCTAAAACTTTTTATGTACCAGATAATAACTATGTTGAGTATGTTAATGAAAACATAGAAATAACTCTGCCTGATGTAGTAGGTAGTCCTGTTCCATATTTAGATACATTTGCTACAGGAGAAACTTATAATCAAGATGTTACTTTTCATAATTCTAATTCTTATGATTGGGATTTTCACTCTACAGAGGGTGGTCCTTGGAATGACAATCATGAAAATGAAAGATGGTCTGAGAGAAATCAGGAATGGATTCCAGAAGATGATGCTGTATATAGTAGTCATTATGGGGATTATATTTATGAAAGTAGCGCAGTATGGTTAGAATATAAGGAAGACTATGTAGAAGATGATGATGACGATATTTGTTGTATAGATGGTGATTACTATTTCAAAGATGATTGTGTATATTCTAGATACTATAATCAATGGTTTAGAGAAGAAGATGTTGTTGAAATAGATAATGACTACTATAAACAAGATGATTGTGTATATTCTGATAAATTAAGTGAAGATTTATTAATGGAAGAAGCAGTTTATTCTGAGTATTATGAAAGTTATATTCCCTCATGTGATGCAGTAAATATTAATAATGATTGGATATTAGAAGAAGATTTAGAAGAATACAAGATAGAAATGGGTATTAAAGAATATGAAACAACAAATTGAAGATAAAATTATTATTGTAGAAAAGAGTTATAAAAGAGGCTATTAATCTAGCCTCTTCTTTTTCTACTAAAGATAGAAATGCTGTTATTAAGGCAGCTATTGAGTTAAGAGTTTTAAGAAATTTAATAAATAATTAATTATGAGAATGAATCAAAAAACAATGCAGATTGTAGTAGATGAAATATACAATCAAGTTAGTTTACCTATTATTGAAGCTAATAATAAAGCTTTAGATAAAGTTGTAATTAAAAAAGATCAGTACCTTAAAGATAGGGAAAAATATTTAGTATTACAAGAACAGATAAAAAAGTTACAAAAAGAATGTGAAGTTTTGGAATTTCCTTATGAACATAATAAAACATTTAATGGTTATAAATTTAATTCTTGGGGTAATCCCTTTGGAGAAGAAGAAGCCTACTTAAAATTTCAAAAAAGAAAGATATTGGGTTTAAAAGAAGTACCCTCTAAAAGTAGTATTGAAAAAGAAATTATATTATCTGGTAATAAAGATATTCCTGCATTGATTGAGTTAATTGTTACTAAATTGAAAGGTTAATTAAATGACCCCAGTGTAATAGCTGGGGTTTAATTTTTAAAATATGAGTAAACAATTAACACCAATAGAAGTAGTAGACTCTCTAAATGAATTAATTTGGGGTGTGGATGCTGAGTATACACATAATTTTGAAATTAGTTTTAAATACGTGTATAGTACAACTTATGAATGTATTTACTATGAAGAATTTATGTTGTGGTGCTCTGAAGTAGAGGAAAGAGAATGGTTGGAAGAAACTCAAGATTATGAGGATTTACTAACATACTGTAAGAAAGAATTCTGTAAAATAGGTAATCAAATGTTAATGTTAAATAAGTTAATTAATAAGAATGAGTAGACTCTTAATAGATGCGGATTTTATTCTCTGGAAAATTCTGCCCAATAAAAAACAAACTCCAGAGGAAATAGAACAATATGGAGATTATTCTCAAAGAACTTTAGAAGATATTCAAAATGGTTTAGACTGGTTTATCAATGATAAAATATTAACACCAACTAATGCAGATGAATATATAGGCTTTTTAGGAGGTTATGGGAACTTTCGTAAGGAAATAGCTCCTACTACTTATAAGGCAAATAGAGTTGATATGGAGCTTCCTAGGTGGTTCTCTGAGGCTAAAGAGTACCTAGTGGGAAAATGGGGATTTGTTAAAGTAGATGGAATGGAAAGTGAGGATGCGGTTGGAATATGTTTAACTAAGTATCCAGATAGTATTATTGTACATGTAGATCACGATCTATTACAACTCCCAGGTAAACACTTTAATCCTAATAAAGCAGAATTTTTTGAAATTGATGATTATACAGCAAACAAAACCTTTTGGCTGCAAAATCTTCATGGATGTTCTACAGATTGTGTGGTAGGTTTAAAAAAAGGTGTTGGTCCAGCAAAGGCTGCTAAATTATTAGAAAATCATTATACTGATACTTTCTGTTCTGAGGTTTTAAGGTTATTTATAGAGGAATATGGTGAATATAATGGTATTATAAACTTTACTAAGAATTATCAGCTTCTTAAAATACTGAGAGAAAAGGAAGGGTTTATAATACCAACATTTACAAAGGTAGAAAATTTCACAAATTTAGTAACAATTAGTGACAAAACTGAAATAGATTTTTAATGGATGGAGATAAAACTAACAGATAAAAAAATAATAAACATATCTCCAGCTAATGCAAGGGAACTCATACTAACTAGTATAAACCTATCTCCAACAGAAGTAAGAGAACAGTATCAAGATTTTGGTACTACATTCTTAACTAATAAAATAACAGAACTAAAGTTTTACAATAAAAAAAGTTTTAAGTTAGGAGAAAAATTGAAGATTAACAATATAGATTATACTATTAATTATATAGAACAAAATCAAGATTATTCATATAGTTTAATAGATTCTAAATTTAATAAATCAACACTTTTTCTCCTCCCTTTAATTGCTGAAGGTAATAAGTATGCTGGTAACTACCTTACCAATTACTGCTTGTATAACACTTACCTAACATATCCAGGATATGCTAAAGGGAACTATCTATTCTTGTGTTATAAGTTTATAGATAATGAAGCATATAAGAAACTTGAAACTGAAATAATGGTTCAAAAGAACTTTATTGAAGTTATTGAAAATGGTTGTTTTACTATATTTGTAATGGAATTAGATAAGAAGTATCATTATATTGTAGAACAATTTATTAATGGGGAATATCATAAGTTTCATAGTGATGTAAAGAATAAGATAGTTTCTTTTTATGATATTAGAAATAATGCTAATATCGAAGCTTATATACCAATATTTAATAAGGTAACAGAAGCATTAAGTAATGCTAAAACAGCTAGAGATAGAGTGGAGAAGAATTTAAGGATAGACATCCCTAAAGATATGAATTGGTTAAGTAAACCAAGTTTAATTAATGAAAAATTTAAATTATGACAATAGAAGAATTAAAAAATAAACATTCTAAATTACTAAATGTTGGTTCGTTTAAAGATACTAAATGGAAAGAGACTGCTGATTTGGAGTTAAAAGAGTCTGTAAACTTATCAATAGAATTTGCAATTAGTGTTTTGGAAAATATGGATATACAGCACTGTCAAGAGTGTTATGGGAATAAAATAGTAGAAGATAAAATCCAAGAACTTAAAAGCTATTTAGATGAAAAAAGCTGAAATATACGCAAAAGAAGTTGGGGTTATTAATAATAATGATGAATTGGGAAAAAGAGAATTACTTTTATTAATTAGGGAAATTCAAGAAAATGCTATAAAGGAGACTGTTGAGGAATGTGCTAATTCTGCTAAACTAACTTATGCTAGATACTGGGAAGGTATTGAAAGAGGATATGAGATGCAAGCACGAGTAGATAAATCTTCTATATTAGAAGTAGCAGATAAATTAATTAAAGAATTATGACAAAGAAATTCAAACTAGTTAAAGAATATCCTCAAAGTCCGTTACAAGGTACAATAGTAACAAAGGATAAACATGGACAATATGTAGCAGAAAATCCTTTATTAATATTTCAAAGGATTGATATAGAATTATATCCTGAATTTTGGCAGGAAGTCAAAGAGCCTTTATTTACAACAATAGATGGTTATGAAGTGTTTGAAGGAGATGATTATATATTTATAACAGAACATTGGATTGCGGTAACAAATATAAAAGGAAGTTTATATCATAATACCGAAACAAGGCCTAGATTTAAAGTTAAAGAATTAGCAGAACAATTTATTTCAGAAAATAAACCAATTTATAGTAAAAAGCAGATTAAAGAAGCTTTTCAAGAATGTGGAACTAGTAAAGTTGCTTTTGGACTAAAATTTAAATGGTATGACAGAATGTAAACACTGTTTTTCAACAGATTTAACTTATGTAACCAACTATGAACATTTAACTCCTGATGAAAATTGGGAGTTTGGCTCTGGTTGGCTTTGCCAGGACTGTGAGTGCTTCGACTGTGACTCAGGCTATTATGGATATTATGCAAGTTATGAAGAACCATCAAAAGTAAATTACTTATGACAAAGAGTTATTCAGATCAGTTATATGATGATTATATTGCTTTATGCAAGAAGTATAAAAGGAAACCTACTAGTAAGAAAGATTATTGGTTAGAAGATTTCTATGAACTAGAGAAAGTAGATGAAATAATGAAAGGAGAGGATAAATAAATGTTTGTAACAAGGTCAATAATAAGTGATTGTGATAAGTACAGATTATCAATATTAGAAGATTATGATAATTCTGTAATGTTAAAACTTAGATTTCCAAATGAAGAAGTAAAAGTTTGGGATAATGATGAGTGGTTATTTAATCAAATGTATCCAAGACTTAAAAAGAATAAGAAGAAATATAAGAAGTTAAAACCAATTCCAAGAGAAGATTATCCAGAATTATTATTAATGTTTGAAAAAGCTTTTGAATTAGGATTTTTTGATAAAACTAAAATTATACTAAAATGACAGATAAAACATCAACACAGTTAATCCTGGAACTAGAACAGGAAATTAATGATTGTAAAAATGAAATTCCTCCGTAATGAATCCTTATAAGTTAAAACATATTCCTACGGGTTTATATTATCAACCACATAAGCATAGGGGAAGTAATATATCTATAAGAGGAAAAATATATCAGACTGAAACTCATGGATTATCGTCTGCTATTAAAAATATGAATAAAAACCCAGAAGGTAATTACGGAAGAAATAAATTATTTCCTATATATGTGGAAAAAGATAGTAAACTTCATAAATTATTAGAAAGTTTCTTTATATGGGAAGAATGTAGTTGGACATATAGTCAAGTAAAAGCTTATACAAATATTAACGATTGGGTAATAGAAGAAATATGAAACATTTATATATACACTTACAAGTACAAGAAGGTGAATATAGACATGACCATAAAGTACTTATTGACACTAATTGTACTAATTTAGAGTTTGCTGCTGAATATTATGTAGCACATTTCTGGGGATATGGAGAATTAGATGATGGTTGGTGGTGGTGGAATGGGGAACATTGCGGAAGAGTTTATAATTGGATAGAAGTTCCAGAGGAAGATTATAAAGTTTTAAGTAGGTATATATGAAAACTAAATTATTAAGAAAAGTTAGAAGGAATTTTAGGATAGTTCAAAATGAATTTGGTAATAAAAAAGTACAGGAAAGATGGTTATTTTGGTGGGAAGATTTAAGTGTTTGGGATATTCATTTGATAGAAAGGGATCATCATCCTGCTATTTTTAATAATCCTATACTTGTATTAAGAGTTTTACTAGAAATTAGATATGAGAATTTCTCTAGGAAACATAAAATAATAAATAAGAAAGAAAACACTTGGACTAAAATCTGGTATAAATGAGACCAACACTAGAACAAATAGAATCCTTTTCTTTACAGGTAATAGATACAACACGTATTCAATCTTTTTTTAAATCTGGCAAATTAAGGGAATATGAAACTCCCGCCAAAAGAAAAAGATATAATAAAGAGATTGTTTTATTTGTTTGTGCAGATTTATACGGTTATTCTTATGTGGAATTAGAATATTATTTTAAATTAAGTAAAGGAAGAATTTCAAATGCCCTTTCTTCTGTTAGGAGTTCTTTTTCAAAAAAAGAAACTGCTGAGGAATTATATGAAAGTTTAAATATTTTATACGGAGTAAAGAAAAAAGTAGATTTAAATACTTATATTAATAGAATACTACCTATATTTGCAAATGAAAATAATGTAAATACTAGAAGTATAAATGATTTGAGTAATTTAGAGATGTGGTTAATAAAAAGACTACATGAACAAGAAAATTAAAAATTAGAATAATAAATTAGCCCCTTACAGCCACTTTTAACAACTAACCAATACTTCATATATCTTCAGTTAAAAGTGGGCTGTAGGGCTTTAAAATTAGGTTAAAATTGAAATATGTTAAAGACTTATTTAATGCAAGAATGGTTAAAGAATAACTCCCCTAAGTATTATAATTATTTTGATGAGTGGTATTGTAATTTAACAGATAATCAAAAGTTATATTTTGAAATAAACATGTTGAAACGTTTTAAATAAATAATATGAGGAAAGTATTATATAGAAAATGGATTCCTTTTAATTGGGTAAAAAGACCAGGAGAAAACTCTAATATGATTGAACCAGGAACAGGATGTTGGGAAAATAATTTTACACACGAAGGTTTATTTCATCAATGGGTAAATGCCTATGAAAATTTTGAATCTGGTGCTGGAAATTATACAGTAGGATTGGTAGAATTACCAGATGGTACAATTGAAGAGGTTTTACCTACAAATATTAAATTTAATGACAAGATTGAAATCAACTAAGTCTTTTGCTGTAACAGGAACTTATCATGGTTCTATAGTATATGCCGATACTGAGGGGGAGGCAAGAAGAATATTTCATGAGGTTTATAAAGGAGAAAGTATTTTATCCTGTAATGATAGAAATTCTAAGAATTATTTTGTAAATTTGTTAATAGAAAATGATAAGTTAAATAATTCTTAAACCTTAAATATTATGGATGATAAAGTACATGGTGATAAAAATCATGGTTAAAAAGAAAGGGGGCTAGTAATCCCCTTTATTACTTTTAAAAAGCAGAATACTTTTTTATCTTTTATCAAAATTGCATAGTATTGCATTAATATGCAAGCATTTGCAAGCTATTTCAATTTGTATATATTAAAAAGTTATTGTAAATTTGTCAAAGTATTAATAAATAAAATTATAAAAATGGAAGAGAAGAAATTAGATGTTTTAGGTAATGAACCAGAACCAGGAGATTTAGTATGTTTTGATAAGGATTCTGAATTAATTGTTGGACAAGTGGTAAAATTTAATAATCAAGGTTATCCTACAATTAATACACATGGAAACAATGAGCCAGAAGAAATTGTAGATGTTGTTGGAAATTTTGCAATAATTGATATGATCTAAATTATGGATAGAAAAATTAAAATTGGCGATAGAGTAGTTTCTGAGGAATATGGTACCCTTGTTGGAACAGTAGAAGAAATTAATCTTCCTGATGAGGTTGTTATAAATGTAGGTAGTTTTAAAGATGATATTATTTATTGTTCCCTCTCTAAATGTAGACTATATTGGGATAGATATGAAAATTTAGAAATTCAAGCTAATGCTGTTTTTGATACCATGTATCAAGAAATGCAATTATCTAAAACAAAACAATCTAAGTATAGAAATTCTATTTTTTTTCATTCAGAGTATGCTGAATTTATTTTCATGGATAAGTGTTTACAAAAAGAAGTTGTAAATTATTTAATGCAAAATAGAAATTTACAATTTATTAAGAATGAAAAATTTGAAGGTGGAGTTTATCCACAATATAAACTTATATTAAATTAACAACAAAAGGAGGACTAACTATCCTCCTTTTTAATTTCACTTGCAACAGGTATGTAAAACATATAAAAAATTTCAGGGCTATCTATTAAAGAATACCATCTTTTCTTCTGGACTAGATATATCCTTTAATTGTCCTGCTATAGGGGTAGCTTTTATTAAAGTTCTTTCAAATTTAGTATAACCTTTATATCTACCTCTTTCTATCTCTTCCCCCCATTCCCAAGGACTAAATAAATTAGTAAGATTCTTGAGTTGGTTAGTACCTGCCATAGGCTGATCTATTGTTCTAAAAAACTCTTTTAATGATACTGGTAAATATGGACTCATAGCTCCAATTTCAGTAATAGCCCTACTAGCTTGATAAGCTGACATTTGTAATAACCAATCATCATCGTCCCCACCCTTAGCCAAACCTGTAAGTATTGCTGCTAATGCTATATATCCAAGTAAATGTGCAATTTCAGCTATAGATCTTTTAAAATTAGCTTTTTCTTGTGGGGATAATGTAGCCCAATTCTTTCTAATAGAGTACTCACCAGTTTTAGCTTCTTTAATCAGGTTCCCTATAAACCTAAATACTGTTCTATAGTATCCTTCATTATATTCATTCTTTTCATAATTAAATTGGCCTTTACCATATCTCCTATTCCAATAAGGTAACATCCACTTTCTAAACTGCCATACTAACCTAAATAAGGCATATTGTTGTGCAGCAGCCTTGTCAATATCATTATAAATCCCATGAAAAGATTTATTCAAAGCATTAGTTTTATTTATAAAAGCTTGCCTATCTTTAATATTATCCTTAAATCCGTCTTTTAAAACTAACTTATTACCTTTTGTTTCGTGGGCATCATAATAATTAGTCATAGTAGCCCATGATTTATCTAAAGTTTCCTTAGCTTTATCTGATAGTACTTTATACTTAGAGTTAATCTGATCAATTTGTTCTTTAGTAGGATTATAAACTAATTTACCCTTTTCATCCCTTCTTTCTAAGTTTTTAATCTCTTGCCTACGCTGTAAATCTAACTTATGTATTTCATGATAAAAATCATCTTTCCATACAAATTTATTAGTTTCTTTATCGTATCTGTAATTATGACTTAATGCTAAACTAGTTCTAAGTTGTAAGTAATGCTCCCCAGCATGGTTAACAAAGAATATAGTACTCAAATTAAACATCCTACTAAAGAAGTTCTTTCTGCCAGCATTTAACTCTTTGGCATTAGTTCTATAGTCCTGAAATACATCATTTCTTTCCCCCCAGAGGTTTATTTTAGAGGGTTTACCTGCAATCCTACCTTTATTATCTAAAGCTCCTATACCGTCTAATATTAATGGTAATTCCTGTAAGTACATTTTATCTGCCCATAGCAAGTCCCCTTCACCAAAGTATTCATTAGCTATAGCATCAATCCTGATCATAGTTTTACCTACAATAATATTAGCTGTACCTGCAAACAAGTTAAAACCTAACCCATTAATAGATACATATTGATTAAAAGCATCTAATATATTACCAAAAGCACCTTCATCTTTCTTAAACTCCCCATACATAACCATATTGTAGAAATCCTCTAACCTATCAGCAACTAAACTAGATCCTTTGGGTTTGGAAATATTACGAAGGAATTTATCTTTGCTCCCCTTTATAGACTCCATAATAAGATTACCTCTGGAGTCAGTCCTATAAACCTCCCTATTACCTACAACATCCTTAGCAAGTTCCATTACATCTATAATTTCACTCATAGCTGCGTAATCTCTTAACATAGCACTATACATAGTCATTGTACTGGTAATATCTGTAGATAATTCAGACATTTTAGATAACTTCTTTAAGTAGTATATAGGTAAGAATTTAACTGGTTTAGAGGCATCATTAGATAATCCAAACTTAATTCCCCTATCATCAGCATCTTCTGGGGTTTTAAAAACATCTTTTATCTGTGTAAATAAATTTACAAAAGATTCTTTATTACTATTCTTAGCTGCATATTTAACCCTTTCTACCCAATCCTTTCTTATCTGTGGAAGCCTCCTAGGATGCTGCATCTTTTCTGGTACAGCTTGATCTAACTCATATTTTAATTTAAGTATAGCGTCATAGTAAGTTTTCTGTGGTAAGTTAGATTGTATCTGTGCAAAAGCTTCTGATTTCTTTCTGGGAATATAAATCCTACCACTACCATCTACTTTAGTATTAAAATAAATCCATTGTTTATCTTTATCTTTAAGTACTGCTTCAACCTCAGCCTGTGATAACCTATTCTTTATATAAAAACCCTTTCTTTGCTTCTTATAATCAAACCTAGCTACATCATAAGCCTTCCCATACTTTTCTGATAATTCAGTAGCTTTATTTATAAACTCATTATAATTTTCAACTTCAAACTTTTCCCTAATATCTTGATCTAACTCAGAAAAAAACTTATTAGCTGTTTCCTCATAGTTACCCCAATCATATTCAGTAACTATATTACCTGTAATTTTACCATTAACCGATTCAGCCATCCAGTCAGTATTCTTAATACCTGCACCATTTAAAGCAGCTTCTAAATCAAGTAAATACTTTCTATCATCTAAACTCTTCTGATTAGCTTCAGTCTTTTGGTTCTTAACAGCTATATCAAGTAATTTCAATATATCATCGGGAGTTTCAGCTAAAGCATCTAACCATCTTGTAACTAAATTAATATCTCCCTCAGAAGTTTTTAATGCTTCTTCAAGTTTTAAGAATTTAAGTTTATCTTTATCTGATCTATTTAGATTAATGGTATCAAGTAGATCCTGGCTATTTCTGTCCCCTAGAAGAGGTTTTAAGAATTCTGATACCAATATACCACCTAAGTCATAATAAGCCTTCTCAGCCTTTGTAAACTGTATGAATAAGGCTTCAGATTCTTTTATTAGTGCTTCATAACTTTCTTTAAGTTCTCTATTATATCTGACATCCTCAGTTAAGTTTTCAACAATGTTTTCAAGAGTATGTAAGTTTGCATCAATAATAAACTTCATATTACGCAAACTAGTAGAAGCTTTCTTAATTTTCTTAGCATTAAAGTTCTCACCCCACTTCTTAAATATATCAACACTAAGATCAATATCATCTTCAAACTGCTTGGATTCCTCTGTAAGTGACTTTAGATAGGCTCCAATTCCCTCTAAGTACTTAGACTCACTTATTTTATCAAGTAATTCATTTTCTAACTTAGAATACTTTTCAATTTCTTCCTCATAACCTGTCTTGGATCTCCATAGTTGTAATCTCTTTAAAACAGATTCTAAAGTTTTCTGTGTAATTTGTCTCTGATTTTCTAAACTATCAGTAATTCTATATAAGGTAGAACTTTTATCTGCTTTAAAAGGTTGAATGTTTTCTTTACTCCCAACAAATTCAGAAGTACCAACTGTACTGACTATTTCATTAGTCAATATATTTAACTCTTTCTCAATAGAAGTTACAGGGAATCTATATATTAAAGCTTTAATATAATCCCATATCCTCTGTAATAATGATCTTACCTCTTGTTTAGGTTCTAATTCCTGAGTAATAAAAGTCTGTGCAAGATATTTACCCATTGCTTCAACAATAAGTTTTTCCTGATTATCTTCGTATAACTCTGAGTATTTTTCTAACTCAGAACCTATAACTTGTTTATAGTAGTCATTCTTGGACATCCAGTTATAGAATCTATCATATAGTTTAGTGCCTTTCAACATTGCTACAAATACGTGAGAAGCTTCCTCTGGTAAAGTCATTCTATCTCTAAACTTCCTAACACCAATTTTAGCATCTCCAATAAATAGTTCAGTAAAACCTAAAGCATCAACACCAAGTCTTTCTTTTAATGAATCATATTCTTTTACAGAAATTCCATAACTATTTTGTAGAATATCAATAAGTTTTCCCTCTAATTCAGGAATAACAGATTTTTTTACTTCACTATCCAAATTAAATTGTAAGTTTAATTGCTGTCCCTCTACAATAGGTTTAACTATATATATCCTCCATTTACCATCGGAGGACTGTCTGAGATCAAAATTATAATCTGTAGAAGACTTATTAAGTCCAATTACTCTTTTAATGGCCATAGCACTTTTAGTATTATAACTTCTAATCTTAGCACCATCCATTAATTTAAAAGATTGATATAAGTTAGGAGCTTCTGATAATGAAAACACTTCTTTACCTTTAAAAGATTGATATTGAAGAGTTTCTTTTGGTTTATTAGTAAATAGTTCTTTAATTTCATTAAATAAAGGTTCCCCATTAACATCCTTTTTAACATCTGGAAACTTTTCTTTAAATTCATCAAAATATATTTGGGATTTTAACTGTAATGCTTTTTTTCTGTCTTTTGTAAGTTCAAGTATTTTATTAAAAAGAATACTTTCCTCCCCATTAGAGGCAAGATATAGTGGATTTCCTTCATTCCTATTCCAGGTAAAGTAATCCCTAACCATACCTACGGCATCAGAGTGTTCAATCCAGATTTTGCTTTTAGTATTTGGACAGATATATGCCATATTATTCAGCTAATTCATTCATTTCCTCATCTAACATTCTCAAAGCAACCTCAGAAGTACCAAATAATTCTAATCTATTAATGAGGTACGTGATTTTTTGGATCTCTTCTCTTTGTTCTTTGACAAAAAACATACCTAATTCCATAGTCATGAAATCATTAGCTTCCATTGCTTTTTTAGTTAATTCATTACACTGATCCGTAATTAACATTTCATGTGTGAATGAATCTCTTATAATTTGTTCAAGACTTGAAAACTCTTGTTTTACATCTAATATTGGTCTAAGTTCTGGTTGTAAATCCAAATCCCTAATATATTCTCTTACAATCTCAGAATGTTTCTTTTCTTCCTCAGAATATTTTTTCCAAAGTTTTGCTGCTCCAGAATAGCCTTGATTTTCCAACCATTCTGCCATACCAAGATAAATTCTATAGGATTTTTCTTCCTCTGCTATACGAAAATTTAATAAACTTTCTATTTCTTTACTAATCCAAGCCATAATATTATTTTTTATAATTATTCTATTTTACCTCCACGAGGTTTACATTCTTTTCTTAATTTATCCTGTTCTTCTTGCTCTTTTTGGGACATTTTTAATTGTTCTTTTTGCAAAGTTACTCCTTTTTCCCCACTTTCCAAAACCTTTATTCTTGGACTATTTCCAGTATGATAAATAGTAAATTTAGCACCTATTTCCTGCAAGTAGTCTATAAATTGGCTATCAACATTAGGCATATCTCCAACAACAAACTCAGCATAATCACTTGCACTATTAATAGCTTCCTTAGTAATAGCTTTTAAAGGCTGCCCAGCCAAACTACCATTTCTTGCCAGCATTATAATCTTAGAATCTGAATTAGGCTGTCCTAAATTTTCTAATGTAGTTTTTGAAGAGGAGGGTTTGTTACTAGCTAATTCAACAATAGCACTATCAGCAACCTGTCTCATAGCTTTGTCTTTACCATCCCCTTCTGGAGTGCCTTTACCTGCATTCTCAAACCCACCTTTATAGCCTTGGAATCCAGATACAATTTCTTCACTTTCAAAAGACTCAGTTTCTTCTACAACTGCATCAGGGATAGTTCCCATTATCTCCTCAACATCCCTCTTTACATAAGTAACATTATTCTCAGGTAACATACTTTCTAATTCAAATATATCAACTTCATTTAAGAAAGAACTCTTACCTAATTTACCTACTGGAGTATAAACTGTTTTAACTGGCAGACCTTGTTTATTAGTTATTTCTTCTTTAACATTCCTTTGCATAAGTACATACTCAGTCTTTTTAAACTTCTGAACAATTGGTACTTTAATAAATTCTACAAATCTGCTACCAGTATGTAACCCTTTATCTTTAATAGTCGCAACTACAGCTATAGGCTCAGTTTTATCATAAATAACTTTATTATCTTTTTCACCTTCAATATTTTTAACTATAGGTACATAACTACTATTCTTCCAATTATTTTTAATGAACTGACTAATTATAGTATTAATTTCCATTTCAGCAAGACCAAGACTTTCATCAGTAAATACATTATTCCAGTATTTATTAATATCTCTACCAACTTCAGTTTCTGTATAAAACTTAGTGGGAATTAAGTGTGCAAAAGTTTTAGGACCAAATATAAATCCTTCTTTAAAGAAAGCATACTTAACTAATTTCTCAGCAAATTCCCTTAATTTAGGCTCTTCTGACGATAATAATTGATAGAAGCTATCTTTAATATCATCTTTTAAGGCAGGGGTCATAGCCCCTGTATTATTAAACTCTAATCTACCAAAGGGTAAGTTATCGTCCTGAATAAAGTTAATAAAGTTCATTATCCTATAATCAGAAGCTTTAGGATTTTCCTTAGCTTTAGAAAACTCTTGTGGGAATTTCTTCAGTATATATTCTTTCTGGTCATAACTAAAGAAAGGTATTTTACTTCCAATATAAGTTAGTATATGATTATTAAACTTATTAATCTCCTTAGCAGATAGATTCTTTTTAGAAACACTTTGTTGTAACTGTACTTTAAGTTTATTAATAACATTATTTTCATTAGTATTTCCTAGTGGGAATAGCCTAATCATATCCTGTTGAGGTTTAATAAGCCCATTATCATTAAATGATTTAAATAGTGGGTATACATCTCCGGTAAATAATTCAGAAACTCCAGTTAAATTTTTATCTGAAAGTATCTCTGATTGTTTTCTAACTAAAGTTTCATTATCTGCAACAGTAGGCCCACCCCCATTATTCATAGAAGACATAGCCCTTACTAAATCAGCTACAGATTTTGCTTTTTCTTTATATAATAAGAACTTTACAAATATATCTTTTTGTTCAGTTGCTTTAGCATTATCTTTATTTAACTGTGTTACTAAAGTTTCAAAAGAAACATCAATATCATTAATTATAGAAGTATTTGGTACAGGAATATTTAACAATTTAGCCATTTCTTTAGTAGCTTTCTGTTCAGCATTAAAATCCCCACCATACAAATAATACAACCTAGTTAATTCAACAATTACAGGCTGTTTAAGCAATGCAAAACTTTCAGCAATAGGAACACCTAATCTAGTTAATAGAGCGTCTACATCTGCTGTAAATGTGTTTAAATTGACCTTAAAAGCATTTGGATCTTTAGCATTATCTACTACAGCAGCCAACCTCTGTGCTACATTATTTGATATTAACTCTTGTTTATTATTATAAATTTGATATAAACTTTGATAAGGTACACCATTTATAATAATAGGTTTTGCAAGTTCAATATTAGTATGTTGTAATATACTATGATTAGCATTATGATTAGCCTCAATACCAACAAGTTTCTTACCTGTCATATTCCTATTAAACATTGTAATATTAGATAGAGGGCTTGTTAAGTCTATATCTTGTTTCTTGATAAGATTATCAACCTCTTTACTAATTTTATCTTCTGACCATTTACTAATTTCATCATAAGTACCTACTTTTTCAGAAACTAAATAAATTATATTAGCAGTATTAGCTAGTTCAGCAAATCCCCCAGGTTTAATAAATTGTTTAAAAGTATTTTCATTAGTAAGTACATCCCACATTAAATCAATAATCTTGTTATTTCTACCTTCTAAAGAATCATCAGTAATCTTTCTAATATCTTCTTTATCTTTAGAAATTTCAAACTCTGGCATCATGATATATAACTTATCAACATCAAAGTCAGAACCTGCTAAAGTAGTAATTTCCATTGGTAACATGACAACCCCACCAGTTTGTGCTGGTAAGAAGTCTACTACTTTTAATGGTAACATAGAATATTTATCCTCAGTAGGAATCCTATAACCAATCATTTTAAGTAATGGCTCTGGAACCTTCTTAATATCAATATTACCATTATCATCCATAAAAGGTTTAAAGTGTTTCTTACTCGACCAAGGAAGCATACACTCTACTTCTTCAATAGCTGTAGGAGTGCCGTTATCATCATATTTAAACTTAATATTAAGATTTTCCATGAACCCAATACCAGAAGCCTGTACAAAAGAGCCTCCTTTAATCTTTTGCTTAGTAACCCTATTTTTATAGATAGAATTAATTAACTTCTCATTTCTATCTGAATGTAGTGGGTTAGCCAAGTCTAAATTTAACTTACCTGTTAATGGGTTAATTTGTACTGCTTCAAGAATATCATCCCCTAATCCTCTGGAAACAACTTCTTTTTGTAATATTTCACTAAGTTTCTTATAGTCTATTTCAGAACCAGATAACCCTAATTCTTCTTTAGCTTTAACATAAGATTCTTCTAAGTTTTTACTAATTAACCTTTGATAATTCTCTACTAGTTTCTTCCCTGTAATTCCATTATAATCACCTGCTAAGTCTAAGTTAGCAATAATATGTTTCATTATCTGAGTTCCAAATAATGCTTCTGAATCAATATAATGTTCTGGTACTTCCTGTTGTAACCCATAATTAGAGTTAAATAAGGTATGGATATTATCAGAAACATCTTTACCTTGCTGAATATCCTCCCAAGTAACTGCATTATTTAGCCCAACTTTAACTACAGAGCTAAAACTATAAGAGTCAACATGATTATTTTCCATTAAATTCAATACTTTTTGTAAAGTAGGACTCATCTTAGCTAATTGTGGGGTTAACAAATATTCACTATTCTTATTTTGAACAGGAACTACTTTGTGACCAAGTTTAATATGTCCAAATACAAAAGGTTTATAGGGATTCATTATTACCTGATAATCTTCTGGTATTAATGCTTCTTGATTAACCAACCTATTATAAGTATTTTGTAACTGACTATTCCATCTACCAAATCCCACTGCAATATTTCTATATCTCCTAGGACTAATAAAAGTTTGAGCATCTGCTACATTTACTAGTTTAGTTGGAAAAATACCATCTTTAGTTTTAACAAAATTACTTATTTTACCATTTTCATCCTTAGTTTCATGATTACTATAACCATATTGAGCAGCTACTTGAGCATAAAATACATCACCAGTACTTTCATAAGCTTGAAATAACTCAGCGGCAATATTACCCATTAACTCTACATCATCTGTATATAGTGTTTTATAAGTTTCTCCCGGAGTTATTACTTCCCCTTCCTCAGTAGTATAAACAGCATTAGTATCCATCTGCATAGTAGGGGATACAATTTCCTTAGCCCTCTTATAAAAGTCTGTAATATTCTTATAATAAGCAGGATCTCCAGTAGTTATAGTAATAATCTGGCTACTTGCATAAACTTGATTTAAGAAGTAATTCTTAGCAAACTCTTTAACTCCTTTTATCTGACTATCAGTTAAAACTTTATCTTCTGGTTTATATGCAGGAATTATTTCATTAGTAACACCAAGATTATCTGAAACATCAAATACGTTGTTTTTATTTAAAAACTCCCAATATTTATCAAACTTATCTTGTAAACTAGTTTTAATCTTTTCTTTAATCTCTGACTCAGTTAAATCAGTCATATCATTTAAAGTTAAATCTAAAAAGTAAAACTTATCATAGTTATCTTTATAGAACTTAACTTTACTATCTTTATTTAATACATCTAAAGCCCTTTCTTTTTCTTGTAAAGCAACTTGATATAATTTATCTAAAGCTTGCGTATTGGTTAATTTCTCCATCTGGATAAATACACCTTCTGGACTATCTGATAAAATAGGAGTTTGATACCAAGCTAACTTTTTAGAGCTGTTGTTAAAGAACATGTTTAATCCAAAAGAGGCAAACTGTTTATCATTAAAGTCTACATAACTAGTACCTTCCTGTTCATTTTTGTATTTAGAACCATCTACCATACACCATTCTAAACTATCTAACTTAGATTTATCTTTAATAATGTCCTTTACAAAAGGTGATTCTTTATAAAATATATCTGTAGTATAAAAATCTAACCAGTTTTGAGTATCTAATTTAAGATTAACAAGTTGTTTTGCTACAAATCCAGGAAGTATATGAGAGTAAACAGTCTTACCTTCAATATTTCTAAAAGAAGACTCAAGCATGTCCATAGTATATTTACTTTGGATTTCAGCAAGGAGTTTTACTTTACTCATATTGGTTTCAAAAATATTCTTACCTCCAATTATATCGGAAGGTAAATAAATAAAATTCTCAACCCCTTCTTGAAAAGCTTTACTTTTGAACAACCTTTCATCTACATCAATATCAAATTCTTTAATAAAAATAATTACTTGGTCTAACTCTGTTTTAGCAGATTTAATCTTATTAACTATTGGTTCTATTTCTTCAAAATTAATAGTTCCATCTGGGTTAATATAACCTTTACCGTAAAAGTTACTTTCCCAATCTTTTATAATAGTATTAATAGTAGTATTACCATTAGAAGAGTAAATCCTAACCTTTCCATCTTTCTTTTGTACTGCCATTTTAAATTCAGCATGAGTTTTAGCAAAGTCATTTATAAACTTAGTTTTAAATAACTTATCAACAGGTAATTCAGAAGTTAGTTTATCATATATATTTTGATACTGTGGTCTAATAGTATATGTTAATTCTTTTAATTTATCTAAAATTCTCTGTTCAGTAAATAAATCAGAAAGTTCTCTTTTTAAAGTAGCATAAACAGAGTTAAAATCATGATAAACTCTAAATCCTAAATCATCAGTTTTAAACTTCTTAACCCCATTAACTATATTATAAACAGGTAAGTAAGATAGTTCCTTTCTAACTTCATTAGATAAGCCAACTAATCCAGAAGTAGATTTAATATCAACTTGCCAACCTTCCCTCTGTTCAGTTTCTACCTCAATATCAATATCATCCTCAGAAGAAATACCTACTGAGTAATTTAACTTATTATTAGTAAGTTTAAATCCTTCTCTATCAGCAATCTTTCTAAGAGCCTTGGTTCCAATAATACCATATACATTTTCATTATCAATCCTGATAACAGAACTTTTAATAAAAGTATTCATTTTATCAGCCCATTCTTTAAAACCAGGATCATTACCCCTTCTTTTCCTTACATCATTTAATGTATTTAGAATCCTGTCAGCAGCCTGTTTCATAAAATAATGAACTGGACTACTATATCCCTCAGAAGTAAAGTCTAATCCCTTTAAAACCTGCTCACGAGTCTGATTTAAATACTCCGGTTTATCCTTGATATAATCATCTACAGCAGCAGAGAAATTAGCAACTAAAGTATTAGCTCTTGCTTCAACTATAGAAGGTTTCATCTGACTACTTAACCTTGTAACTTTAATGTCTGGATTAGGTTTTAAACTAGCAAATTTACCTTGATTAATTCTATAGTATAAATTATCTACTGCTGAGTGGTTAAATAAGCGTGTTTTTAGCCACCTAGAGAGGGTTTTGAACCATCGTTGGATAAAGTTACCTTCTGGAACTAAAACCTCGTTAGATTCAACGTATTTAATGAAATTTTCAGCTAGTTCTTCTTCTAATAATTTAGTATCAGAGATACCATATAATTTCTCAGCATCTTTTAAAATCTTTTGTCTTTCCTCTGGAGTTAATGCTGTCCAGAATACTGCATGAAAAGCTTCATGATAAACTGTACCAGATTTAGCATTTTCAGAAAGATGTATCATACCTCTTTTAAAAGCACCATATACATTAGCATCTAACCCTTCTAATAGTGGATATATCTCATCTTGAATAGTTTTTAAATCTCTAACTTCAAAATTAGGTAATACAGTTTGTAACCACTTAAACTCTTTTAGTTTATTTAATGGTTCATATACTTCATCCTTAACACCTAACCTAAATGGTACATCTTCAAAGTCACTTGATATAGCTTCTGTAGTAGTGCTTTCTATATTATTAATATTAGTAGTAACAACCTTATCTATATTATCTTGCTGTGCATTAATCTCAGAAGTTTTATCTGCTGCTTGTGAAATTAAATCACTTAAATCAGTAACTTCATCTTGAGCAAAAGTATCTGTACCTTCTTCAACTAAAGTCTTAGCATTAGAAGTTGGTTGTATAAAGAAGCTTACATTAACTACAGGATCATTAGCGAGATTAGTTTTAGTCCTCTTACTAACAGTATCATAATATCCAGGAGTATTTAATTTGTGCCCATCAATCTGTAATTTCATATTTCCCAAGAAGTCAAGTAAAGCTTTCTCATTACTTGCATCTGGGTATTGTTGTACTTCTAAATTAAGAATAAGTTCTTCTGGCACACCTACATTATAATAATAAGGTTTACCTTCTTCCTGACCCTTCTTTATACTAATAGAAACGCCAATACTTTTTAAAATATTTCTACTAACTTCATCAATATTAGCAGGATTAAATAAATAATACCCTTGATTATTCTTTTTATAATAAATAAGTTTATTACTCACTAAATCATCAACCTCATTTAGATCATGTTTTAAATCTTCGGAAGTAGGTAATTTCTTTAATAATGTTAAATATTTTTTAAATGTTTCATTATCTTCTAACTTAACATTTTCATAACTATCACTTTCACCTTGATAAACTGTCTTAGTTACTAGAGGGTAGGCCATAAATTCACCGTTACCTTTTGGTAACATAATAACGGCTTGTCCAGACTTAGATTTATTAGCTACAACAATATTTGGTAAATCTGTATTAGGTATTTCAACGTGTAATCCTAAGTTTGTAGCTTTAGTATAACCAAGTTTTAATTCTTCCCCGTAAGACTTAGAAATATCATTGAGGGTATTTCTGGCTGCTGGAGCATTCTCAAGTGCTTGTAGGGTATGAATATCCCCTTTATATTTCTGTACAATTTTGAACTCTTTAGAACCTTTTTCTTGTACTTCTTTTCTCCATACTGGGAATAGACTTGAATACTTCCCTTTAGGTTGTGTAAATAAAATACCAACCTCTTCATTATTAGTAGTAAATAAACTTACTAATTGCTGTTCTGGTAATACCTCACTGTTCTTAGTAGGAACTCCATCAACGTATACAGTATGGTTAGGATCTATTCTTGCAGTTAAAGTAGTACCAATTGGTAATTTATTTATTAAATCCCAGTTAAAGTTATTACTAAAAGGTAATGGATCACCAGTTACTTTTCTAACTTTTAGATTATCTGTTGGAATAGTATCATATTGTCTAGCATTAATGTGAAATACTTCTGGTAATTCCTCTACTCTAATATCAGAAGTTGATGGAATAGCTTGAACTACTTCACCTTCAACATTAACATCTACAGGGTTATTAGCTAACTCAGCTTCCCTTTTAATTAAATCCTCTTCTTCCTTAGTAAGTTCAGTCTTTTTATCTTCTCTATTAAAGTAATCATTAACTAATTGCAGGAACTCAGGATTAATAGAATTGTTTACAATATTTTGAAATAATACTGATCTACTACCAGATTGTTTAATAATCTTTGATAGAGTTTTAATTTCTGGGGAACTTCCCTTATCTTCAATAAATTTAGCAAACTCATTCTTTTCCTTACTAAATAAACCCTTACCACTATCCCATCTATCGGGACTAATAGGTACAGTTATTTCTTCAATAGGATTTGGTATTGGAGTTACACCTTTATTAGGTATTTCCTCATTAGCTTTCTTATTAGCTTTACCAAATATAGAAGCAGCTATTTCAGGATCAGTATTAACAGCTTCATCAACAAAGTCAGAAACTTCTTCTGGGGTTTGTTTAGCATCAAATTCTTCCTCAGCAACTTTCTTACTTGTAGCTTTCTTAGCTTGTTTTATTTCTTCATCCTTTTGTTTAACTTCCTCTATAGGAGCTTTAGCAAACTTTAATAATTCAGGTTGAAGAATATTATCATGTTTAAACCTTTTAGTTTCCAATTTAATCTGATCAGAAATAATCTCTGGTTCATTTGGAAGTAATTGGTCAGTATAATCTTTTTTAGTTTCTTTTAATTTAGCTATGTTTTGTTTCTGTAATTCTATATTATTAGTGATTTTTAGAATTAAATCTTGTTTCTGCTCCTTAGGAAGTTTTGAATTCTTAACCTGACCTTTCACTGCATATAAAGCCATAAGCTTATGAGAAGCCTCTTTAATATCTCTATTAGGCTGATAAGGAGTATCCAGTTTAGAATAATAATCATTTACTTTATTTTCTAATTTAGTTATATCCTCAGCAGTTTTTTTAGCTTCTAATTGCTGTAATACAAATACTTTCCTTGCATCAGGATTTTTACGGAACTTTTCATCTAACTGTGTAGCATTATCAGCAGCTTTAATAAATTCAATCTGATCTTTAAATCCTTGAGCCTTAGTTCTTACCTCCTCTTTTTCTTCTGGAGTATATTTTTCATCATTGATATAGTCATTAGCAAAACTGTCAATATCACTACTAACCCTATCAAGTTTATCCATAGCATAGTTTCTTGAAACTATATCTGTAAATAAATCTTGGTTAACACTGTCAAAGGATTCTTTATTTGCAAAAGATGATGCACTTAATTTCTTACTTGAGTAATTCTCAATACTATTAGCAGCCTTTTCCCACACCTTACTAGTACCCCCAACTACCGCACCTCCAGCCGCACCCCAGAACATACTAGACTGCATTTCTGGATTACTGAGGTAATCAGCAAATCTTTCATTAAAGAATTCTTTACCAAACGGATTTTTCTGAGTAGCTTCTTCTTGTGCAAGGAACTGGTATCCTTCTTCAGCAGCTTCACCTAATGGTTGTATAGCTTTGTCCACAAATTTCCCTAACTTAGAAGCCTCAGCGAACTTACCAAAAGGTTTTAATATATTAGCATATTGTAACATATCAACCCCTAACATTAGACTATTATATTTCCAAGTTTTAGCAGCTTCATTACCAGCCCTTCTCCTTGCCTCTAAATCATCTAATCCTTGATTTAAATATTGTTGGTGGGATTGTTCAAATCTCTGACTTGCCTCCATAGTATTTTCAGCAATCCTACTTGTAGTAGCACCAGCAATAGTTTGTAATAGTTTTAATTCTTTACCACCAAGTCCAACAATTTTACCAATTCTACCAGCTAATGCAGCAGATCCCATACCAGGAATCATTAAACTAACTGTAGAAGCTACTGTTGGGAAACTAGATGCCCAGTAAGTACCATCACTAAGCCTATCTAAAAAGTCACCTTCTTGTGCTTTATGAGTCTGATATATAGGGAAGACATTTTCATTAATAGAGTCTTTAATCCCACCAAAAGTTTCGGTCCAAGCATTTTGAAAATCCTTCTCTCCAGATTCTGATTTTAAAAGATCATCATTAAATAAATAACCAATACCTTCTACTAATCCAACAGTAGCCTCAGTAGCAGTTTGTCCTAAACTATTTAATATAAGTTTACCAGTAGATTGAGCTTGTGCTCTACCTTCTGGAATATCGTATAAATCAAACTCTGTAAGTTTTTTATCTACAGGCTTAACCCCACCATAGGGTTGAAAAAACTGCCCAATATTTTCCTCTAGTGGAATACTTTCATAAAATTGATTTACCCCAGAAGAATAGTTTTCTTTCTGAGGTTTAGTATTTATATTATTATTAATAGTGGGCCACTGAAACTGTGCATCATATTCATCAGCTACAGTATTAGTTGGAGTTACATCGGGTTTTATATTTCCAAAAAGATCTGGCATAATTATTTATTATATTTTGATAAATCTGTAAAAATTATTTTCATTGCTTTATTAGGGTACTGATTATTAACAAACTCATCTAAGCTAACAACCTGTTCATCATACTGCCCAGTTTCTGGATTTGGGTTCCATAATTTAACTTGTTTTATAAGATTACCAGAAGCATCTCTTCCTATCCTTATAGCATAATGAGAGTTAGAATTATCCCCAGGAACAGTCTTTACAGGGGTATTATTAATTGCATTAATCTCATCTTTTGTTAAATTATTTCTAGTAGCAATGGTTTTTAATTGCTTATGCTCTTGTTTAATTATAGGATTAATATCAGATAAATCTTTATTAACCTTATATACATTATTTTCAGCATCTTGTATATAGGTATTTAAATTTTCATCATAAAACACTTGTTTTCTTCCAAGAGCAGTTTCACTACTAAAGGTTTTTCTAAACTCAGCAAATGATGTGTTTTCTGGACCTTTATGATCACCCTTCTTTATTCTAGTAAGGGCTTGATCATTATCTAAACCTATATTTGTTTCTAAGAACTTTATAGCATCCTCACTATCTAAACTCTTTAGCCTGCTAGTATTAGCTTCCCTTTCCTCTAAATGTTTATCTATCTTATCTAGGAAAGCTTCATCTGACATATTTGGTAATAATAGATTAGAATACTCTTTCTTTAAATCAGAGAATATTTTAGCTTTTCCAGAAGGAGTTTTTTCAAACTGTACTTTAGCAGCTTTTAATGCTACATCCATCCCCATATTAGGATTACCTGCCAGCATTTTATAAGCTATATCCTGTATTTCCTGATTAGCTAATGATTCAGGTATATTCTTTTTTAATTCATTTGTAGCAACTCTTTTCTTAATATCTTTTATATCCTCACGAAGGTTTATAAATTCTTTATTAGTACCTATTGGTAATTCATTGGAGTAAGTAGGAAATCCCCATCCTCCGGCAGTAGTTTTCTTATCTGAATCTTTTTCATTAGGTACATGTTGTAACCCCGCATTCCAAGTAGGTTGTTTAGCATACTGTTCTTTATAAGTAAGTCCTGCCATATTACCAAGAGCTTGACCTATTTTATCTGGAGTTAATCCAGCGATACCAGCAAAAATGCCCCTATCTGTATTAGGATCATTATATTCAGAAACAAATTGATTTAATAAAGCTTCTAAGTTTCCTTTATTACTAGATACATATCCAGGAGTTGTTTCTATAGTTTTTAAATAAGTCTGTCCATTAATTGTAGTAGGAACTATCTGTAAATTGCCACTAGCAAGTTCCTGTAACCCTCCCTGCATACCAGATTTAGTAGCAAAGTCTACAAAGTCTGCATTAATATCCCTATAACCGGTAGCTTGACCTGGGGTAAATTCTCTATATTTACCATAGTCATCATACATACCTTGATAAGTATTTACAATATTTTGTTTAGCTTTTTGTCTAAACCATTCAGGATCTTTAGCATGATTTTTATCATACTCTTGCAATGCTGATTGCATAGCTGCATAATTTTTTCTTGCCCTACCTATATCACCATGAGGTCCTAATTCCTTTTGATATTTACGGCGGAAATTAAGCATCTTCTGTTCAAGTAATGGGTTATATCCACCTTTAACAATTTCGTCCTGTAAAGTGTCTAATTCCCCCCTCAAACCTTCTAATTTAGGTGCAATATATGGATCATCCTTTTCACTATACTCAAAGTCAAGGGCAGCATCCAAGTCAGAAACTTTAGTTCTTAATTTATCTTCTTTAGCCATCATTAAACTTGGCCCCCAAGCCATTTCCTCAAAACTTCTTTCTGGGAAAGATACTTGTGTTCTTAGTCTTGATGGTATATATCCTGATATATTCATATTGCAAATATAATAAAATTATTTTAAACTTCTACGAATGGTTCTTAATGCTCCACCCATATTGAAAGTTGTATTCTTAGCTAACTTATTAGGGTCTTTAGAGTTAGACCATTCCTCCCAAGTTAATTGGTGTTTTGGGATACCTGGAGTTCCTGGAGTTATATTCATAAAAGTACCTGTTTCCCCAACATCATAACCAGTAAAGGCTTTAATATCCCTTCTTCTGGCATCCTCTAGTTCCCTAGTAGACCTTCTCTTTGAAGCATTCTCAACATAATTAGACCAAGTATTAGCAAATTCATCTGCTTTCTTAGCATTAATATTGTTAATAAGTTCTTTATTTTCTAATTCAAATTGGTTTAGTGCCCCCATATTCTGACCAGCAACTCCAGTTTGATTTTGAATATTAAACTGATCTGCTGCCATCCTAGCTTGATTATTAGCTTGGTTAGCTTGTAAGAAAGCATTACCTGTAGCATCCATATAATTACTACCAGCTCCCATTAATCCAGCTCTTTGAGCAGCAGCACTACCACCAGTAACATTAGCTAAAGCTCCTACATTAGCTCTATTAGCAACATCTATACCAGACCTCATTGACATTTCATCAACTAACTGTGGTTTTAAATAGCCTGTACTCATTGTAGTAGGATCTGCTAATACTGGCTTTAATCCTGCATAAGGTAATGCAGATAACATTCCAGCTTCGGGCCATAAGTTAGGTACTTTAATATTAGTGGGAGGAGTTCCTGGTTCTTCAACTGTAGGTTGCTTATTTGGTGCTGGCATTAGTTTAGCATCAAAACTCTTTTTTACTTTATCTGACCTCTTTGGTAAAGGTTTTAATAGTTCATTAGGTGGAGGTATAATTTCCCCTGGAATATCAGTACCTCTAAGATAATCCCCACCAATTTTTCCATAAGTAGGATTGGCAGGACTTAATTCGTTAAGTTGATTATAGTTAGCTTTTTTATATAACTCTTGAAATTTATCTATCTGCTCCTCATTCCAGTTTAAACTTCCATCTGGTGAAACTTGTTTTGCTATATTTGGATATAATATACTTAAATGTTCAGGAGTTACTCCACCGGCAAATCTACCATCTATATCTTGTACTGGAACATTATCTTCACCTATTTCTTGACCATCTAAATTTGCATAGTATCCCCACTCCCCAGCAGGTCTTCTTCCAAAATTAGTAAGTGCAGCAGTCTTATCCTCAGGTGTGGTAGCATATTTTAAAACATCATTAACTGTCCATCTTTTACCTCTTGGGCCTGTAGGAGCAGTTGCTCCAAATGGAGGCATACCTTGTACAGATGGATAAGTTACATTTTCCCTATTATAAGGATCATTATTAATTTTTGCAAAGTTATTAACTAAAAATGGATTAGTGCCTTGGGCCGTATTATATTTTTCATCTAAGGTGTTTTGACGTTCGGGATTTGGTAAATTTGCAAACATAGCTCCCTGATCAAACCAGTTTTGATATGGATCAAAATCAAGTGGCCCGCCTTTAGCAAGCATATTTTCATCAACTTCTTTGACTGTATTATTAGCCATCATAAGATTTTGCATATTTCTTTCAACAGTAGCTTTTGTAAATTTATCATTAGGTCTTTCAATAAGTTCCTTATCCATAGTCTTACTAACCTGTGCAAAAGTCTTACCTACTGAACTTTTTGGTAAATTAAATTCTTTAGCTATATTTTTATCTACTTTTAATGTACCACTAAATACAAAATCTTGATACCTAGTTTCATCTTTCTCAACAGTATTTAAATTACCTTCTGGTGTCATTCCTTGAGGTATACCATTAAACTGATTATCTTGACTAGGGTCACTATGTTTAAATCCACCATTATAATAATTCAACATACCACCATTCTCTAAGCCAAACATCTGATTTCTTTGTTGTAATGCTTGTGAATCTTGGAAAGGATCTTCTATACTATTAGATATTAATTGGTTAGTAATCTGTCCTCCAATAACTCCTCCCCCTAAGTTACCTAACATCATTGCTGCTTTCTGACCTTGTGATAGTTTACCAGAGTTCATTAATTCAGCAGAAGTTTTTGCATTATTTATATTACCAGTTAGAGCTTGTGAATATTGCCCTAATCCAGCAAGTTGCCCCCCATCAAAATATGGTTTAGTCTTACATCTCTTTTTCATATTAAATACCGTATAATAAGTTTATATCATGTAATATAAGCTTGTAGTTATTATCATTACTAATATTAAGTTGGCAATATATACTATTACCTCTAATTCTTTCTAAAATATTTGCTTGTGATCTTGGTATCCATAGATTCCAATCTCTAAACTTTCTTGCTATGTTAGTATTATATACTAAATTAACAGTTCCTGTATCTTGATACTCATTCCAAACTCTAACAGATTCTATAGGTAAAGTAAAATTAATACCATCTGTAGAGAATTCATCAGAGTTACCATCATATAATTCAGTCTTGAAGTTTAAATTATTAAATAACTTTGAACTATTATACTCAGGATTCATCAAGAAAGTTATATAACTATCATAAACTGTCCCATAGAAGTTGCAGTAATCTCCGGTAAAGTGTTCATAAATACCGTTGTAATTTGCACAACTAAATAGTCTCCCAGGAGTCTTAATATACATCTTTGGTATAAAGCTATAAAAACTTGTAAAAGTCTCCATAGTCTCATTATATGTTATTGTAAAAGCAGGTGTAGTAAAGTAAGCTTCATCATTAATATTATCAAATACCCCAACAAGTTCTAATGAGTTATCATAGCTCTGTAGGATATTATTATACATATAAGCATGAAATCCTGCTCCATCAGATAATCCTTGTACTTGATCAGAAACTCTGTTTAAAGTTCTATTAGTAACATCTACATAGTAAACAAAGTTTGGGCTATTAAATATACAATTTGGATTAGTACTTCCAGAAGCTGTACTTAAATATTGATAGTTATATAATATCTGCCCAGTACCAAGTTCAACACCAATACCATCAGAAGCTTGTATAGCTACCCTAGGTTGTACTTGAACTATTCCTAAAGCATTATCTTGGAAGAAATATAAGTTATCATTATTTCTAATTAACTTAGTAAGTTTACCAAACTGTCCATTAAGATTTAATTCTTCATTAATTAAAATATCTGTCCAACTATCAATAATTTCCCCAGGAGTTTTTACCTTAGTAGATAATAACCTAACACTTGAATGTTTAACTTGTTCAAATGTAAATGGTGTTGCTGTATTAATATTTGAAATAGGTTCTTGTGAATAAACCCTATTATAATTATGATATTCATCAAAACTTGGATGCCAATTACTATCCCAAGAGTTTAAACTATAATCATTCCTACAAGTATTGTTTATACTTGATTCTACAGGGAATTCTACTATTTCACATATAGCAGTATATCTGTTATTTTCTACTTGTGCAATATTTGGGATAATTCTTAGGAACTTGTAATTACTAATAAACGTATCTCCAGGTCTCAAAATAATATTATTACTAACAACTGCTGTCTCTGTAATAGCTTTATAAGTACCTATACGTAAGTAACTATTCCTACTCCTAGCCTCATAAGTATTACCACCATATTGATTGGTGAGTATCCTAGATATTTCTACCAAGGCTGTAGCATCCCCTGTAATGCCATAGGTTGATAATATATTTTCTAACTCTATCTGGTCAGCATCAACCAAGTTTAAACAATCTGCCCCAATACTATTAACACATATTAAAGGTACTTCTGTTTCCTTGGGTTCTACACTATTCCTATCAGCAATTAAAGTAAATAGATGGTTATGAAAAGTATAATCCCTTTCTACATTAGTTAATGAGGTAGAATTATAGACTTTACTAGATTCCCCTTTACCAATTACAATAGGATTACCTTCAACATTATTCTTTAAATAAGTATTAGTATAACCAGAATCTAGTGTATACTTCCTATAATATTGATATAAGTTTTGTCTTGGACTTCTAGCACCACTAGGGCCAATTAAACCATTCTTATGTAATGCACTATAAGTTTCATCCCCCTCTCTAACTACCCCCTCATTAAATAAATGAAAGTGGTTCCTAAGTCTAATGTCACTAATTACATCACCTTTTTTAATTGTAATTGTAGCGTCATCATCTGAACTTAGCGCATTATCACCATGTATAACATACTCAGCGTCTGCTGTAGCTATTTGTTTACCCCAGACAGCACAATCATTTAACCCTATAATATTATCAAGAGAATCCTTTAAAGGTGAACCATTATTTAACTTCCCTACAACTGAGTATTTAAGCCCATTTCCAAAGATGGGATTTAAGAATGTAATCTCTGGACTATATAACTGGAACATTTTAGTAAACTCATAAGAATCATGAGTTGTATATTTACCATCCCTATATTGTTTAAATATTTCAGCAAAAGGAAAATTTAAGTTAACAGCATCATCTGTCATTGCAGGATATGATATATACCCACCATTCTTTATCCCTTTAATAGTAGGTGAAAATGTATTACCATATAAAATAGGATCATCTGCAAATAAACTAAAAGGCCAAGGTAATGATGTTGCTCCTTGAGTAGTGATACTACTATCTAACATATCAGCTACATTCCTCATGTGTTGAGAAGGTAACTTGGTAAATGTTTCAGTAGAGTTAACTATTGAGGCTTCTTTTCCTGTTCGTAACCCAGACTCTTGTGATAGTTGAGTAGGTTCATCAGGTTGAGTTAGCCCAGATGTCTTCTGGAATATACAGGGATTAATTATCCCTTGTGTAATAATAGTTTTATCTGCATCAGTCCTTTCTACCCTTAATACATTCCAACCTACAACACCAAGGCTTCTAAGTAAATTTAAGTTCCTTAAAGTTACTTGTAAGGCATTAACCCTGTTTGCTTCTTTTGGTGCATCTGGTATATACAAATCTGCAACCCATTTAGGCTCTGTAAATTGACCCCTATCATTATAGAATTCAATAGCAAATCTATATATCTCCCTAGACTTTAAAATGTTAGTTACTTCTGTAACAGGTGTAGATATAATTCTTAATTCTACATTAGTACCTCTAGCACCAAAACTATCATCATTGTAAGTATAAGCATAAATATCAGCTATATTGTTTACTGTACTTATTGTACTTGTAGTAGAATAAGTCCAAACTTCAACATAACTATCTATTTCTACAGTATCTCCATTAGAATCTTCTACTCTATAGAATACTAGTAACTGTGCATCATGCATATCTAATCTAGAGCTAATAGTATATCCATCAGGAGTCATAACCCCAGATTTAAATACATTCCAACAATAGGTCATTAAATCAGATAATGCATCTACCTCAGTTACAGGAGACACAAAAGAAACATCTATATTATCAATAGTAGCATATATTTTTACAATATAACTACCGCTAGGAATCTCAGTAAATTCAATTGCATTCTCTGGAGAATTGAACTCCATTGTTTCAATCCTGGTTTGTGTGCTATTTTCTACTACAACTTGAGAAGCATTAATAGTAAGTTCATCATTAATACAATCATGTGTGTAGTCTATAATCTGACCATCTTTATCCCCACCAGAATAAACTATTGTACTAGTAGCCTCAATAGTAGCAAAATGAATATCTTCATAAGCTTTATCTTTATTCTTTATCTTTGTAGAAGTCTTCTCCTTCTGGAATCTATAAGCCCTAGTATCATAATCTTCAATAGGTACATCAAAGTAATTCTCTTTAATATCACCAAGAATAAGATAATTAAACTTACTAGCAATATGGGCTGGTATTAAATTTTCCCCACCAAGAAACATTAATTCTTTTTCAGAACTATTCGAAATAACAGTACCATCATCATCAAATCTAATAGTAGTAGTTAATTCACCAGTTTTACTAATAGTCTCTTCTGCTATTAAGGATACTGTAGGACTTTGATTGTATGAAGTATATTTGACACTATATAATCTGATTATATCAAACTTAGTATCAACATTGTCAATTTTAATATGATTAATTTGTCCAACTATCTCATCAACATCTCCCCCACCAATAGGTTTCTTTAAAGGTATTAATTCTGACCTTGGACTAATTTTACTTTGTGCTCCACCCTTTACTATTAAATTATAACAGTATTGTATCATACCAGCAGTATGTTTACCTCCCCAGGAAATACCTTCATCTCCTTTAGAAGTATCCAGAACGGGACTACTAACTATAAATGTAGGACAAGCATCTAATAATGAAATAGGTTTACTGGCAACAGTTTCATCAAGTATATTTAAATATCTTAATGGGTTAATGCCATCTGCCCAGTACACCTTTAAAGTATTTTCATTCTCATAAAATACCTCTGTGGAAAAGTAAGTACCTAACTGAAAGTTTAAATCTCCCCCAATACAAGTATATTGACCACCATTAGATATTTTAATCCTCTTTACAGCCTGATAGGTGCTTGTATAATATACGAATAGTATCAAATAGTCATCTATTGTACAATGTCCTAATATGTGTGCAGGAGTACCATAATAGTCAGCTACCTGATAACTAAGGGTATTACCTTTCTCAGTAGTTAAAGAAAAACTAGTTTCCTCACCTGTAGCAAGTACCCTAATATTCTTGGCATCATAATATTTTGTATTGGGAAATTTAGACTTAGATAAATCACGAAGCATTCCCCCATAAGTGTATGTACTTTGTTTTATCATTAGATATGTCTTCTCCTATATTCTTTATTCCCTAAGTTAACGTAGTCATTAGTACTATGTTCTTCATTGATAAATAGTGTGTTAAGTATATTACTTAATGCTTTCCTCTTATCAAGATTTTCTAACATAAAGTCAGTGCTTGCTTTAGAAACATACCAGTTTCTTTCTTTATCAGCATACTGGAATTTATCAGCACCAATCCTACCAGCAAACATCTTCCTTTCAAACCATTCTTTAATAATACTATATTCTATAGCTTTTAGGATACTAGCTCTATCAGGTATCATTGGGATACCATCAGTATCAACTGGAATACCTTCATAAGCTACATGTAATTTACCATTATCAAAACTAGTATAAATATATTCTCCCTGAACCCTATACTTAACAGAATTCATTATACTTTGATCTATATTTCTACCTGAGTATGATGTAAAGAAAGGATCTGAATTTGTTGTCATAGGTATCCTATTCTCAGCATCATCAGAGTATAGTCTTACCACCTTTTTAATATCAACAATATCATCCGGTAACTCTCCCCTGTAATTAGATATATTTACATAACAATCATTAGGAGCTAGAAATAATGGATTCCCTATAAGCTGGACACAATCCACTGTAGCTAATATTGCTACATCATAGGGTAAATCTTCCATCCCTGGCCTACTCATTACCCTATCTATAATAACCTTTAGTGATATAAATCTAGGTCTGTTATCATCATTATACAACATAGTATGCTAGTCCCCTTTCTATTTCTCCTTGAGCTTGGATATATTCTTTTAATTTGCGTTTGAGTTGCCTGTTAAACTGCATAAAATAAACAGTTTTGTTTGTGTAATTAGCATATAGTTTATCATAAGTAAACTTATATTTATAACCATTGCTATGTTTATTTTCAATATATACCCTTCTTCTTTCTGCCTTAGCTACAGGATCAACTGCCCATAACTCATTAGTTTCCTTATGATTAATTGGTAAGTTAGTCTTAACCTTACCATCTACAAACTTAACATAAGTTTTAATCTTTCTAACTGACAAGATACCAAGTCTTGCTGGTAATTTATAATTATATTCATTGTTAACTATTAGTTCTCCAACAAGTATATTAAATCTTCGTAATATTTTAGTATAGGTGGAATAATTTAATGACCCACCTTTATCTTTGTAATATTTGTAATAATCAGCAGTTCCGTAGTCAGATAGTATTTTATGTTTCCTAATCTCACCCATTATAATTCATCTGCATTATTATTCTTATCTTGTGGGATTTGTAAACTAACCATCATTTGCTTTAATATAATCTCCTTCATTGTTACCCACATGTCTAAATCAATTGGATAAATTACATCATTTTCAAATGTCTGTAAACTACTATAGTCAGCAGAAGCTTCCCAAGCAGTCTTAGGGTTTTCAAAGATACTATAAACCCTAACCTGATCAATCATCCTATGTTTTAAATTAGCTGATTGAAAATATAGTCTGTAATCCTGTCCTATAGTTACATATATAACATCTTTTAACCACTTATTATAACCTACAAAAGGAAATCTCTCAGGAGTAACATAAACAAACTTAATGTTTACATAACTCCCACTATCAACCCAGAAGTGGTTCATAAAATTAAAACTCTCAACAAGTCTTGGAATAGGGTCAACACTCCTCAATATTTTATCTATTGATACAAAAACATTATCATCAGATAGTTCTAAGTCTATATGTAGTCTCTGCCTTATGCTAAAAGGGATGATGCTGCCAGGAGCATTATACTTTTGCCTCAGTAATAATGCCCTGGTATCATCAATTAAGAAACTAATATAGTCATCTGAAACATCTGAATCATCTGAAAATTGTCTAAGTGCTTCCCTTATGTCATATATATAATATATTTTGGGATTCATATTTTAAATTTTAAACTGTATTGTTCCACGAATTATTTCTGGAGTTTTAAGGTTAAATATATCATAACTAACTCCTGGTTCTGTTAAACCATAATTACTCATAATCCACTTACTGCTACCAAAGAGACTAAGAACATTTCTATAGTCAAAGAGTTTGGACACATTGAGAGCATCTTGATGGAGGTCAGCTTTGACCACAGATATATTCCCTTGAATATTTTTTTCATAAATATACTGATTAATAAATACTTCTGTCTTTGGGTCAA